GAACGGAAAAGTTATGCCTAAAAGAAGAACCGCCGCTGAAAGTAGGCACATGGACGCAGTAGCCAGATTGGGGTGCGTTGTTTGCTATAAGATGGGCTATGAGGATTCCCCAGCGGAATTGCATCATATTAAAGAACAGACGGGGATGGGTCTAAGGTCTAGCAATTATGAAGTGATACCGCTTTGCCCTATGCACCACCGTAGTTCTGAAGCGGCTTATCATTCCAGCCCTGCTACCTTTACGAACAAGTGGGGAAGCCAAAGGTCTTTGTTAGAGTTTACGCTGGATCTGTTAGGCCAAAAAAAAGGAGGCTAAAAGCCCCCCAATTTCTTGTGTGTTGTAAGTTCTAAAGTAGCTGGACGTTTAGCCGCTTTAGTTCCAAGTGCGTTTTGATTTGCTCGACTATACCTTTAGCCGCAATCAATTCGTCATTACCGTTTACGCCAACTGCAATAGTTTCGTCTTTGTATGGCAAGCCTAGCATATGGCATACCCACTTTGACATATTGGTAGAGGTAATGCGGCAATCGCCTTCCTCAAAATTGCTGTCTTCAATCATCATTGTATAAAAAGCAATGTGCCGAAAATTACCGCTGTTAGATGTTCGCTTAGTTACTGCGAAAATTGTAGTGCCATCAGATATTAAAAGTGACCCTTTTGGGGTGCTGTCTGTGGCTTCGTGGTCAAGTTTATTAATCTTCATGTTTTTTCTCCATTGTGGCAGACGGATAAAGTGCCGTTACCGTGTTAAATAATACATTGTAATTTAGACCCCTACGCTTGTTGTAGGTGTTTAGTGCGTAGGCTAAGACTTCACGCGCCTGAAAGTCTTGCAAATCAGGTGCGACCTTATAAACGTCCTCAACGTCAAATGTGATTGTGACGCTTTCCCGCTCAGACCAGCGCATCATTGGTCTATGCCTTTTAACTTCGGCTGGCGGGGATCTGTGACAAGCGGTTGCCAAGTAATATCTGCTAGCTGGTAAGTGCCACCAAATTGAGATTGGTGCGCCTGACCTTTAGGCGTGATGGATGCAAGATCCTCAACGCTTAATTCCATGTACTTGCCCGCATATTCTATCACCAGCCCACCTAATTTAATGGCGCTGGAAATTTCATAATCACGAATTGAAACAAATTTGCCTTGCCATAATTTCCTTACTGTTTTGCGTTTCATTGTAGTTTCTCCTTTACGTTTATTATTGCGTGGTCAGTGAATCCGCCCACGTTCCAAGTTTTAATCTCACACATTGGTAAACCTTCGCTTCCAAGATAAGACTTTCCGTTTTTCCAATTGTAGATAGTGGCAACAACCAGATCATCAAAAACAACGTGCCATTCAACGTCTGTAGTCTGGTCACAACCCCAGCAAGAAGGGACGCCAAAAGCGTCAATCAATTGCTGGAACGTTGCAGAAACAGATCCCCGCAAACTTGTTCCATTAATATTTTCTGTCTTTTTCATTCTGAACCCCGATAAGTTAAAACCATCCAAACATAAAAGATGATAAAAGATAAAACCATGACCGCCATCCCAGCCCACGGGCTAACACCAACGTAAATAACCGCCCCAACGAAAAGGGCGGTCATTACAGTTATCCAAGCTAAAATTGCTATCATGGTTTCAAGAAGACCGCTGGAAGTCTAACGGATAGGTCACGGTCAAAAGCAGACTGAGGCAGTAAGCTTGCGTCCTTCCCTGCTAGCCACTTGTTAACGTGGCGGGTAGTTGTGCTAGACCACTTTTTAGATGTTTTAAAAGCCGCACCGCGAAACTTGGCGGCAACGGGTGTATCATATGAAAACAGGATTTCTAACCCGCTATCAAAAGAAGTTTGCACCATGTTAGATGCTAGGTTTTTAAGTTTCATGTTGTTTCTCCCTCTAGTTCTATCATTGCGTCATAACCAACAGACAAGGCTTCTAACGCGCTATCAATTCCGTAAACAGTAAAGCAATGGTAATCGACCCATTGCCCCCCTATTCCAGTTTGAAGGTTAAACGTTGCCGACTCATTCCAAGACAATCTAACGTGATCGCCTTGCGGTGTTTCCATTTCCCAAGTTTTCATTTTCATTGCCCCCTTAAAGGTCATAACGGTTGCGAGATTTAAAAGCGGATCTAAAGGCCATCCCAACGAGTTGAACGCCCACGATTAACATTCCAAGATATAAATACATTCCTTGAGGCGCTAAGTAGTAAAGCGCGACAAGAATGAAAACTGTGCCAGTGATTGCAGACAACAATTCTAGTGCTTTATCCATGATAAGACTCCGACATAATTGGTGTGTTAAAAAAAGCGTCAATCCAGTCAATAACTCCGTAGTCACTAACTTCATCCCCGCCATCATTGCCCAGCACGATAAACGCCCATGACTGTTTTGCTCCATCCTTGTCAAAGAAAAACATATGACTTTCATCTACGCCCTCGCAAGCTTCCACGATTGCCTTGATGTTTGTTGAGCGTTCCAAGACGAACTCACCGTCTGGATCGCCATCGTCAACAGAGATAGAATATCCCATTGTCTTAATAGCGTACTTGGCTATCTGATAATGTGCTTTCATTTTGCGTACTCCTTATACAGTCAACATTATTGTTAACTTGCGTTAATTATACATGCTTGCAGGATCTACGCAAGAAATACTTTTAAAATACCTTTTACCTTATATATAGAAACACTTTGACGGTTTGAAACATGTAGGTTAAAATGAGCAAATGTATCAGAAAACCCTTACAGATAAACAATCTGCTTTTGTCACGAACTTTAGTCAGACAGGTAACGCAACTCAGTCAGCTATTACCGCTGGCTATTCTCCAACCACTGCCGAACAGCAGGGCTACAATCTCAAACAATCTTTAAGCGCAGAGATTGACACGGCAACGCGCAAGTTAATGGGCGCAACTGTACCAATGGCAATTGAGAAACTACGGCGCTTGCTTGTGGATGATAAAACACCTGCCAGCGTTCAGCTTGGCGCAATCAATTCAATACTGGATCGCACGGGCTACCAAACAACGCACAAGGTTGAGGATGTAACCAACAGGCGGTCAGATGCAGAGTTGCAGGTAGAGCTTGAACACCTGATGACTGTCATCAAACAAGATGCACCTGCAATAGAACACAAGCCAACTGTTAACCTGCCAGATCCAAAGGGCGCGGGTCTAGTCAATTAAACAGATCCACTCATGTCAGTCACCTTCTACCGTATAGCGTAACACTTAGACTCTAGCCCCTCGCATCCCCTGCATCCCCTGCATCCCTGACATTATAACTGTACTCATTACCTCAAAGATAAAGGGTCAGCACACACACACGCCCAGCCTCGCACCTCTTAACCCAAGCGCCACGGTCTTGCTATTAATCAACAGCCCTCATGTCATTGCGCATGTATAAGGTGACACAATGAAACAGGCTCGACCCCCAGCGGCACAAGGCGGAACAGGTGGGCGCGTGGGAACAGGCGAGAAAAGATGTAAGCCCTTGAAACTGCACACTTTTAGACCCCCCCCACCCCCCAAGCCGCCGCACCTGCCACTATATAATGCTTTCCTGTACACAGCGGGGGGAATATCTAAGTGTTAACCGTGGTTAATCTATTGAACTATAGTTAATGTTGGTGTAGTATGTACGGATAGTTTAATGCAGGAGTTATTATGGGTGACAAAGCTTGGAAGCAACGGGAACGTGATGTAGCTAAATTTTTTGGGGGAGAGCGAACACCTCTATCTGGGGGTAACGGCAAGATCACAAGGGCTGACGTTATACACGACAAGCTATTTGTAGAGTGTAAGTTGCGCGTAAAACATACTGCCGTAACCTTATGGGACGATACGGCTAAGATAGCTAAGACTGAAGGCAAGATACCTGTAATAGCTTTATGCGAAAAGAACAGGGCTGGTTTTTGGGTAATGGTACACTCTAGCGATTTAGAATCTGTCCTGAATGACGGATAATTTAGCAAGGGCAGTAGAGATTGCTAAAGAATTAGAACGGCGCAAGTTAACTAACCGCATGGCTGATTATAAGCCTTATGCCTACCAAGTTAAGTTTCACAACACAGCGGGACAACAAAGATTGCTTATGGCGGGTAACCGTATTGGCAAGTCTTTCTGTGGCGCAATGGAAATGGCTTTTCATCTAACGGGTCTGTACCCTGATTGGTGGGAAGGTAAAAAATTCGTTCGCCCTATACGGGCGTGGGCAGGTGGAGCGTCAAACGAAACAACCCGTGATATTTGCCAACGCGAATTAGTAGGGCAACCTGACGATCCAACAGCTAGGGGAACAGGGTCTATACCTTTAAGTTTGATTGGCGAAACTGTGCGTAAGGCTGGCGTACCTAACGCGATGAACAGTCTTGTTATTAAACATGTAACGGGCGGATGGTCACGCCTTGCTTTTAAAGCTTACGAAATGGGCCGTGAAAAGTGGATGGGAGAAAGCGTTGACGTTGTATGGCTGGATGAAGAACCACCTAGTCCTATTTATACACAGTCATTAACTCGTACTGCCGACAAAGGCGGAATAGTTTATATGACGTTTACCCCAGAAAGCGGTATGACCGAAACAGTAGCGCAGTTTGTAAACAACTTACGCAAAGGACAGGCGCTTATACAGGCAGGTTGGGATGACGCGCCTCATATGACGGCAGAGGTTCGAGAACAAATACTTTCAGCATTGCCACCCCACGAAAGAAAAATGAGAGAAAGAGGTATCCCTCAACTTGGCTCTGGTCTTGTTTTTCCTATTGCTGAAGAAGACATTGTTTGCGACCCTATAGAAATTCCTAACCATTGGCCTAGACTATGTGGCATTGATTTTGGGTGGAATCACCCGACAGCGGCAGTTTGGGCGGCATGGGACAGAGATACAGATACCGCATACATTTATGACGCTTACGCTATGTCGCAAGAAAGTGTGCCAATACATGCGTCTGCAATAAAAGCTAGAGGACAGTGGATTTCCTGCATTTGGCCTATGGATGGAAGGCAAGCTGACAAAGGATCTGGAAAAAGCTTAACTGAGCAATACAGAATAGAAGGCGTTAATATGACGCACGATCATTTTAGCAATCCCCCGCCACAAGGAGCTAAAGAAGGAAGCGGAGGAAACAGCGTAGAATCAGGTATTCAGGACATGTTGACTCGTTTTCAAACGAATAGATTGAAAATTTTTAAGAATAATGGTAAACTGCTAGAAGAAATGAGAATGTACCACAGAAAGGACGGTAAAATTGTCCCTATAAATGACGATGTAATTTCCGCAATGCGTTATTGTGTGTTATCACTTCGTAAAGCTAGGGTTAAAAACTACCAACCTACACAGGTAACTTCTGATAGTGAATTTAACATGTTTTAAGGAGACACATAATGGGTGCAATAGTAAGAGCAGTTTCAAGGGTATTTAGTGGGCCAAAAGCCGC